CTGTCCAGCAGAACGAGCGCAGAACGACTTACGCCGCTTGGCATCTTTACTGCCTTTTTTAACCTTGCCCGTAACAGCAGTTTTTAACTTAGAACCGGGATTTTTACGTCTGTAAGCAGCGACACCCGCCTTTGTCATTCCCGCCCCAGACTTGGTGGAGCGAAAATTCTTTTTGTTACGCTTCGGCATCTCACCCTTTGAAGCCATAACGATTTACTCTATGAGCAGGGTCATTACATTGTCAGTGCCTGTAAAAGCAGAGACAAAACAACCATTATCAGCAAGTATACCGTCATTAGGGATATATACGTCATTCCAGCCCACAGGCAGGGTTAACTGAAGTATAATCTCACCCGTAGCACTACCACTACGTATGGTAAAAGCCGCAGCCGCAGCAGCGTTAACTAAAACACCCTGCAACCTGCCCCGTGATGGGCCTACAAGAGCGGCAGTATCGCTTGCCGCAAAATTGTAAGCTCTAACCTCTTGACCAGCCATTTAGCTACTCCTTTAAGGTCGTATTACAGTATTAAACGCTTGTGCATACATTACTGTAATGCGGACAGAACCTGCGTTAGTAGCAGCAGAAGATGTTACAGTTAAACGAAGGTCTGATGTGCCAGTGTTACCCCATTCTAGGGTTCCTCCACCACCAGCGCCCAGTGCTTTAACACCTACTGTGGTTCCTGATGCTACAGAGTTAATAATTGTATTAGCGTTACCACCTACTTCGCCAACGCTGATGTTGGTGGTGGCGTTAGCCGCAGCTACAAGATCAATAATGCAGTTAACAATTTTGGAGTTTGCTGGAATTACGATATCCGTTACAACCGCTGCAAGAGCGCCGCCTGCGAGACTCTGTACTGTGTCTTGACACATTACAACGTAACCTACGTTAGCAATGTCAGTACCTACAGTTGTGCCTGTAGTATTCCTAATATTACCTGCCCGAATTGGACCTGAAAAAGTTGTGTTAGCCATGATAATCTCCTGTCGTGGCAAATGTCAGTCACACACTGCGACTGTCAGGGATGAGTTAGTAGTACAGTACCTTTAGACAAAAAGAAAGGGGCAACCGAAGTCACCCCTCTCAAACTGTCACCAGTGCCTAAATTAGGCTCCGGGAGAACCGTAGATACCCAGCGGATCAGAGACACCAAACGAATAACGCTCACGCGCTTTGTAGCGCACGTTACCTGTATCGAAGTCACCATCCATAGATGTTGTCATCGCGGTACGCTCAAAATGCTTCATGCCATTCGGAATATCAGTAGTGATAAAGAACGCATCTGCATCAGTCAGATAATGGTTAACCGTATAACCGCCCGGAATAGAACCGTTTGAGTTAAGTGCGTTAATGTCATTATCGGCTGTACCCACACGATTTACAGTTTCCAGCAAGCGTGTTGCCACAAACATAAGACCTGTAGGGATAATGAGCTTACGTGGGCGCGCAGCGATAAGAAGACCACGTTCATCAACGTAGGCTGCAATATCAATTACTGCTTGCTCAAGCGAGGTTTCATTCAGGTCAGCAGCTACCGCAGGACGGTTGCCGTTTGTAGCGCCCGATACTGTGGGGTGTGCAGTGTTGAACAGTGTGACGCCATCACCCGAGTTAAAGGTGGCGAAACCTGTGTTCAGCAAATCCGCTGCCTTAACCTGCTTGGTATAAGCCATAGCGCGAGCTAGTGCTTTAGTATAGCGGGTAGACAGTGAATCATACAGGTTATCTTCCATCGCTTCTTCAGTGATAGAGAAACCCATAGCCACAGTTTCATGGTTGTAACGAGCAGTAAATGATTCCTGCGCGTTATCATACGAGATAGCAGCACCTTCGTTTTTGACGGGTGCAGCGCCAAAACCTGAGAGTTTTACTTCCTCTTCAAAACTACGCTCCGAAGTCTCGGTTTCGTAGATGGCTTCATGTTCGTTTTCGTACTTGTTGTACTCTAAACCAAACAGGGCGTTAAGGCCCGGAAGAAGCTCTTTTAGCGCCTGTGCGCGAGAAATAGCCATTGATTATCTCCTTACAGGCCAAGACCAGCGGTGTACGCATGTGACGAAGGATTGAACTTAACAATCACATCGGTAAATGCGTCACCCACGGTTGATCCGGGTGCGTTAACGAAATCTACGAGCTTAAAAGCAACCGTAGCGGTGGTAGCAGCGGTAGCCACATCCAGAGAGATTCTGGAATTGCCATTAGCTGTGTCTGGCGCAGTCTGATTAACAGCAAAGTTACTGTGCATCAGGGTTTGCGCTACGGCAGCGTCTGCTTGGATTTGGAACAACGCGTTAGGGTCATCACAAATATAAGCCTGAGCATCAGCAGCAACTTGACCTGCAGGCCACTGATTATTCTGGGTAAACCCGCGAACAGTATCAGTGTACGAACAGCCAAGGAAGATGCCAACAGTCCCAGCAGGGAACGGATCGCCGTTTGTTCCAACGTCAGTGACCTTTGTGATGGTGCCATTTGCGGCTACCTGCACAATGTCGCCGTTGGCGATAGCGGTATTGTACCCAGAAGTAATCGGTAATTGACGAGTTGATCCTGCAAAGGACCGACCCCCAATAGCGTTAATCGGGCGCAAACCGTATGGAGTAGATGTAAGAGCCATTTAAGTCTCTCCTCTATTACGATTTTATTTACAGCAAGCGCCAGAAGGCTACTTACCAAATGAGGTACGAGTAGACCGTTCAGAAGGCATTACGGGCATACGGGGGTCGGATTCCCGCATGAAATTCCTATCTACGGCGTCGGACTGATGTTGTGCAGTCTCCAACTGACCGTATTCTCGGTCTTCTTGCAATTCTTTAGGTATTGCACAGAGCAATAACCCGCCGACTTCAATATTGTCCTTAAAACGTGAGTCAATATCGGACATAATCTGCAATTCAGGGTAGTCTTCTGCTTTCACAGCTACGTACCCATCTCGGAACCTTTGCGAAACATTGGTCATGTCACCTGTACCCAAGGTAGATGTGCGAATCCAGCGGAACGCAAGTCCGTCACGCGGTTCGGGGGTAGGTAGCATAGAGGATCGTTTCCACGGTTTTCTGCGTTCACCTGTTTCACGGGTGTTCAAAGAGCGGGGTTTGCGATCAGCCATTGTTCAGTTCCTTCAGTTTTTGCGCCGCGTAGTCTTTTAATGATACTCCAAGTCGCTTGGCGATAGCGGCCTCAGAGGAGGTCAGTTTAACCGTGTTGCGTGATGTAGCAGTATTTCTACCACTCGGGGCCACCACGGAGCCAGCCTGACGTTGCGGTTTTCTGTCCTCTTCAACATCGTCAAACCTATCTGGATAACGCTGCCTCATGGCAACATCAATTCGACTATAGTATGTATCGGAAGAAGAATCAACTCCTTCTTCTACTAGCTCCTGATGCACAAGCATAGCATATCGCTCCATAGCCTTATCCTCAGTAAACCAAGGATTACGGGATACCCATTCTTGCGCCTTTTTATCAGGTTCAGGTGCGCGAGGTCTAGGCGCAGGAGCAGGTTGTTCAGGCGCTTCAGCAGAACGAGGCTTCCAGTTTTCAATGCGATCAGCTTCGGTCTGTAATTTGACCATAGCTGACTGCGCTTCAATAACCGCGTCAGAATCACCCGCATCATACGCCTGTTTATAAGCTGCCTTTGCCTGCGAAAGCTCAGACTCATTACGTGCTTTTGCCTGTGTAATGAGAACTCCCTCACCCTCAGACAAGTTTTTGCGTAGGTTGTCAGCCTCACTTTTAGCACTTTGCGCGTACTGTATAGCCGCTTCGCGTTCACGTTCTGCTTCTTCTTTGCGTCTACGCTCTTCGTGAAACTCAAACTTTAGTTTTTTAATCCGTTTTTGTACGGACTCACTATGTTTTTCAAGGTCATCATCTTCAGGGATATCAGCTTCTTCGCCTTTGGCTCGGCGTGGTCGGCCTTTATCCTCTTCAGGAGTATCGTCTTCAACCTCTACAACAATGTCTTCAGACGAATCCATATTGACTTCTACGGTGCCCGTATCTTCTACGGCTTGCTCTGCGCCACTCATGCTCTACTATACCCCCGTGGGTCTTCTACCACTGCTTCTACAGTGTCATCGTTGATAATACGAAACTCTTTACCCATCACTTTAAATCTAGTGCCTGAGTAAGAACGGAAGATTACAAAATCTCCCTCCTCACAGTAAGGTCCACTGGGGAACCGTTCTTTATCTGTGTAAGCCTCGGGTCCGGTTTTTATAACAAACCCAATGATAGATGCTGTCTCCTCCATAGATTTAAGAGCATCGGGCATAATAACACCGCCTTCTGTCTTTCCGTCTAATTCTGGGACTGCAATTAAGACTTTAAAGCCTTTGGGTTCGGGAAGTTTAGCTTGCAGTTCGCTATCTTCTACTTTGTTGGCCGCGTACATTTTAGTCTCCTAGCAGTGATTAAAGGCTCACAGCGCCCTAGCGTGGATTATCCACGTATTTTTTCCATACAACTAAAAGTTCTATGTATCAATATATCGTTGTTCAACTTCTTTAATTTCTGTAGCTATGTTGCCCAACGCCTCGTACTCACCTACAAACTTCCAGTATTCCCTGTCATTTGTAGCGCCACCACCTGCTAGATGATGACGTATTGCGCTACGTTGCTCCTCTATACGGTTCAACACCGTTAGGAATATGCTCTGCTCCACGTATTAGTCCCTATCGTTTATGTCTCTAGCTGCTTCCATCGCTAGTTTAATAGCTGTGGTATCTTCTTCTGTTTGCAACTCGGCTACTTTTAGCTGTATGTTAGCCGCTGCTTTGGTGTTTTCGGCCTCTAAACGGTCTTCCTGAACCCCAATATTGGCTCG